CTTGTGTTGTCCGATAAGACGCCAAATAACAATAATTAACACAATAGCGAGTAGAAAAAGAACGATCTGAGACATCAGAATTCTTGCCTAAATGAGATATTGAAAGGGGGATTAGGCTGAATTATACATGCGCACATTAGGTTGTCATTGGCAAATCATCGGTTGAATGTTTTCCGGTAATGTAGCTAAAGGATTAAAGCGAAGCGCTGTTTCAAGGTGGTCAGGGGCTAGGTGAGCATAGCGCATGGTCATTTTTATGTCGTGATGGCCCAGAATTTTCTGAAGCGCAAGGATGTTCCCGCCGGACATCATAAAGTGTGCTGCAAACGTATGGCGTAGGACGTGGGTAAGCTGTCCACGAGGAAGCACGATGGAGGTTTTGTCCATCACAGACAAAAACTGGAAGTAGCAATCCGTAAAGAATTTGAAGCCGTCCAGGGCAATGATTTCCTCATACAGCTCTTTGCTGATCGGAATACTGCGGTTCTTCTTGCCTTTGGTCCTGACGAACGTGATTCGATATTTTGTGACCTGAGAGCGCGTGAGGTTAACTGCTTCGCGCCAGCGCGCACCTGTACTCAGGCAGATTTTAACTACTAAAGCGAGTAGGGGGCTTTGGCGCTGACAGTCGTAAAGAAGTTCTGTGATTTGTTCATGCGTCAGCCATGCCATTTCCTTTTCGGCAATGGTGAACTTGCGCATGTTTTCCAGTGGATTTGGTGCGGTCCATTCTCCGAGTCGAGCTAGCTCGCTAAAAACGCCGCTAAGATAGCTTTGCTCCAAATTAATAGTTACTGGGCTGGCACCTTTCTTCCACTTCTCACTGAAATATATTTCACCCGTCAGGCGTTTGTCGCGGTAATGCGCGAACAATTTCGAGCTGAGTTCTGTAGCAAGAGGGTTTCCGAGTGCATTAACCATCAGGATCAGCTTGTCGTAAACATGCTCGCCAGCAGTCAGGGATTTGCCGTGCAGTTTGAACCAGAGTTCGACTACGTCTTTCAGAGTCCGGTGGTCTACTGATTCACCCAGCCAGGGCTTAGCTTCCGTTTCTTCCATAGTGTGCCGCTCAAAAGCCAGCGCTTCGCCTTTGGTGGCGAACTGCTTACGCACACGGCGCCCACTGCGTCCGGCGGGGTAGCATTCACAAATCCATTTTCCGGTGTCGAGTTTTCGTACTGTCATAAAAAAGCCCTCATGTTTAAGGGCTAAATTTAACTGTATATTTGAACAGTGGTCAATGTTTGATAACTATTAGATAAAACATTATCATTCATTTTTATCTGCTTCATCTGACACAGTTTCAATACTTGATATTTTGAAGCTAACGAGTTCTTTAATAGAATGACAACGAGTCACTAAATCATGTATTTCGAAATTATCGTATTTTCTCAGAGTATCATCATTAGTTGAGATGTCGATTAAATTAATAACATCATCTGCGTTGAATTTTTCATTATGCAAAACATTTTGGAATGTTGTTTGTATTACTTTGTAATAGCTATTAAGGTTTTCACTTTCTGAATGTGTAAGTTGATATAAATGTCTTATTTTTAGATATAACTCAAGCACTTCTTCTTTGTATAGTTCTTCATCACTTTTAGTGTTGTTAGAAAATTCATTCTCAAACTGGGATGTTAGTTCTTCTTTTTCCTTCGGATCAATGGTCAGAGTCTCGGTTTTATCAATTGCTTTCTTTAGTATTGGCTTCAGTATATTTGTGAGGCGAATTACTTCATCAAGATCCTGTTTTGTGAAATCTCTATTATGAGCAACTTTGCATCTTAGTCGATATAAAACTCTCCAGTTTTTTATTATAGTGTCAGATTTTGCATCGATATTTGACTCAAAGAATTTTTCCCAGTTTGTTCTTGGAACGATTTTTTTCAATTCTGAGAATATTTCACTGTTAATGTCTTTAAATTCAAGTGGGGTTATCTTTCGAATCAAATCTGTTATTTCAAGCTCTCGGTAAGAATTGAATATAAAATCAGACAGTTCGATGAAGTCAACTTGATACATTAAATTATGTTCATTATAATCTGTGTTTTTTTCCGATTTTTTTAATGCTTCTGAGAATTCCTTCGGCACTGAATCTTTTGTCCATGACAATCCAACGTTATGTATCATGAATTTTGTTATTAACTTCCTCATTAAATTTTCAATTTCATGAATTAATGGATAAGCCTTAATTGAGTAATATTTGCTTATGTCATCCCAAATGATTTGAGTGCTGCCTAAGTTACTTTCGCTAGATATTTTTTTGAATAGTCTAGTTAATTTTGAGAAAGTAATTAAGTTATCTTCATTAACATGGCGTAGTATTAATTTTACAAGGATAGTTTCTTTGTTGTTTCCATATTCTGATATTTTATAATTAAAAGACTGGTCTTTGAATTTTAAGTCTTTTCGTGAAAATATGACCTCTTCGCTGGCCTCAATTATTTTTTTATAGGCTGACGGAGAACGTCCAAAGGAAGTGTCTTTATTCACTATTAATAACATTTCAACTATACATTCATCCATTAAAAAATTCCTCGTTCAGCTAATTTATTTTCGGTAAAGCTTATTTGTTATTTATAGTTATTTGTATTCAAGACATGCCATCACGATTTTTGCGATTATCTTTATATCTTCTAACGTGCATTCGAATGGAGATATACCACCTTCCACATGAAGGCGCCTACCAGGCAAGCGTGTAATTGTTCTCATTGATATTTCACCATCAATATTAACAATCCATTTCCCATCACGGACATCATCATAATCAATATCACAAATGTATTTGGAACTATCAACAACAACAACTATCGGATTTTTTAGAGTTTTAGGTAGAAAATTTTCATCAAAAACATAGGACCCTTCTAGACAAAGTTCTCCACCATAAAGAATTTTTAGCGGAAGTTCTTTAATGTTTGCATTTTGTGAACCTTCCTTGATGCCATAGCCATTAGTCAGCCAGCTCAGTGACGTACCTGTCTCTAAGGCGCATTGAATAACCCATTCAGCGGGGAAGGAGTCGCGCATATAGCGTGTCGCCAAAGTACTCTTTGAAATCCCTAAATGGTCACACAAAGCTTGTCTTGTCTTGAAACCATAGGCTTCAACCATTCGCTCAATGGCCCCACGCCCGCCTTTTTCCAGATTCATGGTCACTCCAAGTGAACTTTTATCTTGACGATTTCATGATGTGATCGTATGTTTATCGTGTTCACAAAATACAAACGATCAGTATTCATCCTGATTAATCATTGCTAAACGAGGAATGTTGCATCATGAGACCTAACATTTCAATCACTCTCATCACCCCCCACGTTACTATCGAAAGATATAGTGAACTCACTGGGTTATCTATCGACACTATCAACGATATGCTTGCAGATGGTCGTTTGCTTCGTCATCGCCTACGCAAGGACAAAAAGCGTGAAAAAGTGATGATTAACATCGCTGCGATGACGGTCGATGCCCTTTCTGATTGCAACGTGACTATCAACTAGTTCCATTTTGAGACTTCACGGAGCAACTGACTATGTTTGACTATCGCGTTTCAAAACATCCTCATTTCAATGAAGCCTGCCGGACTTTCGCTCTACGTCACAACATGGCGAAGCTGGCAGAACGTGCAGGTATTAACGTTCAAACCCTGCGAAACAAGCTCAACCCGGAGCAACCGCACCAGCTCACAGCACCAGACATATGGCTGCTGACCGATCTTACCGAAGACTCAACACTGGTTGATGGATTTCTGGCGCAGATTCATTGCCTGCCATGCGTACCGACCAATGAAGTCGCTCGGGAGAAAATGCCTCAGTACGTCCTGAAAGCCACCTCTGAGATCGGCCGTGTCGCCGCCTGCGCAGTATCTGGCGTTCAGATGAATGCGACTACCCGCCGTCAGGTTGTCGAAAGCGTCAATTCTGTTACTCGTCTGATGGCTTTAACTGCTATTTCACTGCAGGCGCGTTTACAGGCCAACCCTGCAATGGCAAGTGTCGTCGATACCGTAACGGGCCTTGGCTCATCATTCGGTCTGAGCTGAGGTGTTTATGTTGAACAATGAACCCTCATTTGCGTCGCTTCTCGTTAAGCAAAGCCCGGCAATGCACTGTGGCCACGGCTGGATTATCGGGAAGGGTGGCAAGCGCTGGCATCCGTGCCGCTCGCAGGATGCACTTCTGGCTGACCTGTCCACTATCAAACAGGGGAAACCATGGCTATTGAAGGTCCTGCAGCGACTGTTCCGCTGAGTACCAGTCAGCGCCTGGATGGACTGAACCATATAGCGGAGTTGAGAGCGAAAGTATTTGGTCTGAATACTGATCGCGAGTTGGAACGGTTTATTCATGATATGCGCGATCCACGCGATATTAATCATAAACAGAATGAGAGGGCACTGGCCGCCATATTCTTCATGGCAAAAATTCCGGCAGAACGTCACAGCGTCAATATTAATGAGCTGACCACTGACGAAACGCGGGAGCTGATTAAAGCAATGAATCATTTTCGTGCAGTGGTGAGCTTATTTCCTAAACGGCTAACCATGCCGAATTAACCCAGAACAGAAATTAATGGCGTAAACCCGCCGGGCATTCTTTTGCCCAAATTCAGGAGAATTGATTATGCGAAATAGTGAAACCCGTACCACAAAAACAGGACCAGATGATGCTGGTTTGTTCCAACTGTTTAACGAGACTCGGCTTGATGAACGTAAAAGCTGTGCCTTTGCCGTATCCATCCGCATGGAGGCACTGGCACTCCACATTCTGCAGAAGGAAATGACTGGAGTGGAGGCGGCAGAGTTGCTGCGCCGTGAAGTTGCCCGCTATGAGGCTGAATCACGTGGAGACTGGCACTAATGGCAGATTCAATGGATCTCGTACAGCAGCGCGTTGAAGAAAACCTGCAGCGCCATATCCAGAACGCTCGTACCAGAAAGCCTGGTACAGCTCGCGTTCTTTGCATCGACTGCGACGCGCCAATTCCAACGGCGCGCAGACAAGCCCTTCCGGGCGTGCAGTGCTGCGTGACCTGCCAGGAGATTGCTGAACTGAAAGGGAAGCACTACAACCGAGGCGCGCTGTGAGCTTCGGAGTCTGTCAGTGATGCCTGAGTTAACAAAAGACAACGGCGGCCCAAATGAGGCTGCCGGGGTTTTCTCATGGAATGTCTCGAAAAAAGCAGTTAATCCCTATCTGGACCCGGCGGACGTCGCGCCGGTGTCCGCGCTTTCAAACCTGATCACTCTCTACGCTGCGGACAACGAGCAGGAACAGATGCGCCGCGAGGCGCAGAGTGATGAGGTCTGGGAACGCTTTTTCTTCAATGAATCCCGTGACCCTGTTCAGCGTGAAATGGAGCAGGACCAGCTCATTAGCCGCACCAAAATGGCCCGTGAGCAGCAGCGCTTTAATCCCGATTTAGTCATTCTGGCTAATGTCAGCGCCGAACCTGCCCACGTCAGCAAACCTCTGCTGGAAAGGATTAAGTTCTTCAAGGGGCTGGGGAGGCCAAAGGCATATTCCCGCTATCTTAGTGAAACCATCAGGCCGTGTCTTGAGCGACTGGAGCGCGTACGTGAAAGCCAGGTGTCTGCCTCGTTCAGGTTTATGGCAAGCCACGAAGGGCTGGAGGGGCTGCTGGTTCTGCCGGAAATGAATCAGGAGCAGGTCAAGCGTCTGTCCACGCTGGTTTCGGCGCATATGAGTATGTGTCTCGATGCTGCCTGCAGCGATCTGTTTGTGACTGATGACGTTAAGCCGGAACAAATTCGCCAGTCATGGGAAAAGGTGGCCGCTGAGGCTATGCGCCTTGATGTGATTCCGCCCGCCTTTGAGCAGCTGCGCCGCAAGAAACGCCGTCGTAAGCCGGTCCCCTATGACCTTATTCCGGGTTCGCTGGCACGTATGCTGTGTGCAGACTGGTGGTATCGCAAGCTGTGGCAGATGCGCTGTGAGTGGCGGGAGGAACAGCTGCGCGCTGTTTGTCTGGTTAACAGGAAAGCATCCCCGTACGTCAGCTATGAAGCCGTGATCCACAAACGCGAGCAGCGCCGCAAATCGCTGGAGTTTTTCCAGTCGCATGAGCTGGTCAATGCCGATGGCGACACGCTGGATATGGAAGACGTGGTGAACGCCAGCAGCAGTAATCCGGCGCACCGCCGCAATGAAATGATGGCCTGCGTGAAAGGACTGGAGCTGATTGCAGAAATGCGCGGCGACTGCGCCGTGTTCTATACCATCACCTGCCCGTCACGCTTCCACGCCACCCTCAACAACGGCAGACCTAATCCGAAGTGGACCAGCGAAACGGTCCGGCAGAGCAGTGACTATCTGGTTGATACCTTCGCTGCATTCCGCAAGGCACTGCACAAAGCCGGGCTGCGCTGGTATGGCGTGCGCGTTGCTGAGCCGCACCACGACGGCACTGTGCACTGGCATCTGTTGTGTTTTATGCGCAAGAAAGACCGTCGCACCCTCACCGCACTGCTGCGTAAATTCGCCATTCGTGAAGACCGCGCCGAGCTGGGCAACAACACCGGCCCGCGCTTCAAATCTGAGCTTATCAACCCACGTAAAGGCACGCCGACCAGCTACATCGCCAAATACATCAGCAAGAACATCGACGGGCGCGGACTGGCGAAAGAGATCAGCAAAGAAACCTGCAAATCGCTGCGCGACAGTGCCGAGCACGTCAGTGCCTGGGCATCCCTGCACCGCGTCCAGCAGTTCCGTTTCTTCGGTATTCCAGGGCGTCAGGCTTATCGCGAGCTGCGCCTGCTGGCCGGGCAGGCTGCGAGAGCGCAGGGCGACAAAAAAGCGGGTGCGCCGGTGCTGGAAAATGCGCGGCTGGATGCGGTGCTGGCTGCCGCTGATGTGGGCTGTTTTGCCACTTACATCATGAAGCAGGGCGGCGTACTGGTTCCCCGCAAAAATCACCTCATTAGAACGGCCTACGAGCTTAACGACGAGCCAGGCACCTACGGCGATCACGGCATCCGTATCTATGGCATCTGGTCCCCGATTGTTGAGGGCCGGATTTGCACGCACGCGATGAAGTGGAAAATGGTTCGTAAGGCCGTTGACGTTCAGGAGGCGACAGCCGACCAGGGCGCTTGCGCCCCTTGGACTCGTGGCAATAACTGTCCCCCTGTTGAAAAAATGTACCAGACAGGGGGCGAATTACCGGGCAGCGAAGAACCTGCAGCACTACCGGATTTCGAAAACATGAGCAAAAAGGAGCTGCGCGAGCTGACCGCGAGGTTGCGGCAGGTAAAACCGAAGTGCAGGAAAGGGTACAAACAGGAAATTACGGATCACCAGCGCCTGCAGCTCGATGCGGAGCTGCGATCAAGAGGGTTTGACGCCAGCGAAACGGAAGTGGATCTGCTTCTGCGTGGGGGTAGTCTGCCATCTGGAGCCGGGTTGCGCCTGTTCTACCGGAATCAGCGGCTACAGGAGGATGACAAATGGCGTCAGTGGTACTGAAAAAGTCAGGAATGAGGTTATCTATTAATCAAAGGGTTAGCTGAGGAAAAAACTATTTCAGCTTTAAATACATATGTTTTACTGTATATATAAACAGTAATAAGGGGAGGGAGTTGTGAACGATTTGTTCATGGAGTCACTTGCACTGCAGCGGATAGAACTTATGGCCCGGCTGGTCGCCAGCTCAGATTGTAGCGATGACGACAAGGAGGTTGCGATCTCATGGCTTTCGGAGCTGACGAGCGATCTGGTTACCAGGCTAAATGATTTCGGAGTAAGGCAGGATGAAAGTACGCATTAGTGATTTCGCACCATGGGAAACTCCCTTCCATATGGCATCCTGCAGTTTTAGAAAGCAGTGCATGTCTATGGTGCATGGATTCGCATGATCCAAAAAGGATCGCAACGGGTCGGGGCCGCCAGAACTGGCGCGCTTTCCGGCCCGTCATGCACCTGCATGAAAACCACTACACAAAGCGGGCAGGCGTGGTGGGGATACGAGCGCGCGCTGGATGCCTGAAGTGGCTAAAATATCCACTGTCGTTGGAACAATTTAGGGTAGTATTACCCATATAAACCAATGAAATATAATCGACTCTCATTAGAGGTGATGATGAACGGAATCTGGTACGAAAACACTCATACACGCATTCCTAACTTTGAAACAACAACACATCAAAAATGTAAACTCGGTTACGCTTATGAAACAACTAGTCATTTTGTGCATCTGTATGGGCGTGATGTTGTGTTTAATGAAATATCGGTTGGGTTAACTGTTATTGAGCAACGAAGCGGAACTCTTAATGATTGGGTTCAGAGAGTATTTGGGGCTCAGAATATATCTCCTTTAGATAATGATATTGGGCATGTTACCAAGGGAGTGTGGCGACCATCCTTGTATTATGTTAATGATACAGAAATAGCATTATGTATCGATGAGTTTGAAAAAAGAGCAACAGAGCAAGCTCTAAGAGTTTTGATAGAGAAGCTTGATGATATTTTCCTATATGTTGAGCCAAGTACTCATGGTTTGATTTCTTACAGTCATAAGTGCAGGGAGTTATTAATTCTTGCTTGCACTGAAGTTGAAAATCAATGGGTATCAATTATTGGTAATACGAATTTATCTCGTTCAAATGGTAGATATTCCACAAATGATTATGTGAAATTGCTCGATAAGTGTTATTTGGCTGAATATAAAATACAATATTTAAATTATGATGGATTAAGAAATTTCAAACCCTTTGATGGTTGGAGCGTAAATAATCCCACGACTTCCTTATCATGGTATGATGCATATAATAAAACTAAACATGATAGGTCAGGGGCATTCCATTTTTCGACTTTAGAAAATGTAATGGATGCAGTTGCTGCTTGTGTTGTAATGTACTGTGTAAAGTATGGTCCATTTAGCTTATTGGAAGCCAATACATCTCTTTCAACGATCGTTAATCAACATTTTTCAATTTCATTAGATAATAGCAATCCAGCAAGTTATTACATCCCTGAAATTGAACTCCCAGTAGATACAAGAACGGATCTATTAATTTATGATTGTTATCGTGAAAACCATAATAAGGCATGGGTCACTGATTTATTAGTGCTGTAATTCCATGTTTAAGGGATCCTTTAATGCTAAAGAATCCCTTTGAATGTCACTAGGCATTATATATTAGCTGGGTTTTTGAATGCAAAATAACTGCCATCTGGTTAATATTGGTTTTATTGCAATGTTGTGTTTGATGTTTATTTTTAAACCTTCAAATTCCGAATACCCATTCTTCCAAGCCTCTGCTGAGAAATGAATAGTTTTTGTGTTCGGATCTATAGCACAAAGATTTAGATCATATAAAGTATGAATATCACTTCTAAGCAATAATCCATTGCTAATATGATTATGGCTGTCATTTCGATATGCATCGATATGAGCAGCCTCAAGAATATCAACAAGCTTGCATCCCGTAACGGCACAAATAGGATTTGATTTTAGTAGCTGGTCGCGAAATATCTTTTGTCCACGTCGCTGTTTTATTTGACGCTCAACAACTTGCCGTTGATCTTCATCCGTTAAAGTGGGAATGTCTTGATCGGCTTCGTTAGCGTTGAGATCCAAAATCGTAGTAGGTTGGGAGGTAAGCAAAGCAACAGCCCATTGATGGTTAACTTCTTGAATGGACATTTGCCCATTATAGCGTGGAGTTTCATCTATAAGTTGTGCCATTGTAATATTGGATAGTTTAATGTACTGGTTGCCGTAGTTTGCTTTAAATTCTTTAGCTGGCTCAAAAATTACTCTTGGTTCATCAAATTCATGGCCATTATCACAACGCCATTCTGGTTTTATAGTTTTCCTTGGAAGGATTTTTTTTGCTTTGCAGTCCAGGTGAACGCATTTGTTACGCTTCTTATTAATGCTTTGAGTTTCTAATTTTTCAATTACAGATATACCTAAGACATTTTCTCTGTTGGTAATAATAACAATATCACCGTCTTTAACATTTTTGTGGTTAGCTACAAAACTGTCATAGCGATAGAAAACTGATGAATCATCGTGATAACCATCATTACCCCAATATCTAAGATCTTCTTTCTCAATTGCTTTAAAGGACCATGCTTGCTGTACCACGATTTTTTCCCACTAATCAAATTTTGGTTTATCCTATCGAACAGCAAAGCATGTTGATTTACAAGATAAATTACGCCAAAGAGTATGACTCAAATCGCAAAACCTCTTGCCCTAACCAATCGTTTACTTCATTCATTCTTTTTTGTAACGGTAGCAATTCGTTCCGCACAAACACATTAGCCGCCTTCTCCACATCCCCAAACCCCCCAACATTACTCGGCATAATCCCCATCATCTGCGGCGGAACGCGGTGTGCTGCCATCATGTCATCCCGGCTGACATTCTTGATATTCAGAAACTCATCCTTTGCCGCCACCTCAGACAACGGGATGATCTGAATCCCGTCCTTTTTGCCGTTCGGCGAGTACATAAACAGGTTGCGGAAGTTGCCCGGCCCTTTGGCGCTTTTCATTGCCTGACGGATGTTGTTCACATCCTCCTGGTTCTGCGCGGCATCGGTCATGTACATGATAAAACCCGCGTGGCTGCCGTTGATGTAATACTTACGGCGGAACAGGGTGGCGGACTCGTTCAGCAGGGCGGATGGGATGGCGGACAGGTATTCCGGCAGGCCGTAAATCTCCTGGTTCAGATCCGGCTCCATCAGGTGAAAGATACTGCCTTTCGTGAACTCATAGGGCTGCGTGGTCATGCCATATTGCACAAACCAGTAGGTATCCAGATCCACGCCGCGGCGGGTGTATTTCGCCAGCGACGGCTCCAGCGACAGAATGCCGCCGAGCCGGTTGGTGCGCTTTTCCAGATAGGCGTTGCCGAATACCAGATAATCCTGCACAAACCGGCTGAACGCCTGCTGGCTGAGCAGCGGATGCGGGATAAAGGTGCTGGTCAGAATGTTGCGCTTCACGGCAATCGGTGAACTGTGATGCACGGCGGCGCGATAGGTGCGGGCCAGCCCGTCAAAGCTGACCGGCGGCTCATACCAGCGGTCCATCTGCACGCATTCCACGTAATCCAGCAGCTCGCGTCGGTCGAGTACCGGGATCGGGTCGCCAAAGCTGAATGCTTCTGCCGTTGTCGCGCCGCTGTGCTGAACGCTTTGCGCGGCTGCAGCGCTGGTTTTATTACTCTTGCCCATCAAAAAATCTCCACAATATTGCTGGTATTGGCGGATTCGCCCTGCAGCGGTTCGTTAAACAGTGCGTGCATCGTGGCCCAGGCCAGATCTGCATGGCTGGCTTCTTCGCTGCGGCTGGCTTCGTAGGTCGGGCGGTTGCCGCTGGCGGTGGTGGCCCGGCGGATTGCCATGAATGACTGCGCGATGTCGGTGTGCCCGGCATCAAACTCCAGACGGCGGTGGCTGATAATGTCGTACGCCTTGAGCACCAGGGCGTTTTTGACGTTGGGGTTGTAGACAAATTCGCGCACGGCCGGGAAGAACGCCTTCACGTTCTCGTACACGCCGTGGCCGACGCCGGTGGAGTCGATGCCGATATAGGTCACGTTGTACTGCTGCGTCAGCTTTTTGATGGCATCGGCCTGGGCGCGGAAGTCCATTCCGCGCCACTGGTGGCGCTCCAGAATGCGGAACTTGCCGCCCGGCACCGTCGGCGGGGCCATGACCACGCAGCCCGCGCTGTCGCCGTTTTGCGTGCCTTTTGCCGGGTCATAGCCGATCCACACTTCGCGCCAGCCAAACGGGCGCAGCGCCAGCGCGTGAAAATCAGACCAGACTTCCCAGCTGTCCACCATGCACGCCTGCAGCTCGCTGAGCGGAAACACGGACGCCAGATCGTCGATAAACTCGCACATCAGCAGGTTCTGGTACTCGTCCGGGCTGTATTCCATGCGCAGCTGGTCAATGTCGAACAGGTTACACCCGCCGCGCACCGCGTCTTCCACGGTGACAATCTGGCGATACTGGCCGTCCGGACACAGCAGGCCGGGAGCCAGGCTACCGTGGGTCAGGTTGATATCCACCTTGTCCGATTTGGCGCGGCCCCGGTTGAACAGCGCACCGGACCAGAACGGATACGCGCTGTGGGTCAGGCTCGACGGTGTGGAGAAGTAGGTCTGCCGCCATTTTTTGTGAATGGCCATCCCGGAGGCGACCTTGCGCAGCTCCTGGAATTTCGGGATCCAGAAATATTCGTCCAGGTACAGGTTGCCGTGGTAGCTCTGTGCTGTGCGGGCATTGGTGCCGAGGAAGTAGAGGCACGCGCCGTTGCTGAGCGTCATCGGGTCGCCTTTCAGCTCCACGTCGACTTCTTTGGCAAAGTCGATGATGTACTGTTTGAAGACGTGCGCCTGCGCCTTGCTGGCGGAGAGGAAAATCTGGTTGCGCCCGGTGGTGATGGCGTCAATCAGCGCCTCACGGGCAAAGAAGAAGGTCGCCCCTATCTGGCGCGACTTGAGCAGGTTGCGGATACGGTGGCGGTTGCCTGCCTCCCACCAGTGGCGCTGGTAGGCAAACATGGAATCGTGGAAGACCTCCTGCAGCTTCTCGATCTGCTCGTCGGTAAACAGGTTCTTTTCCGGCGGCTTGCGCGGGCCTTTGTTGCGGTTCGCCACGTTGGGATTCAGGTCCGCTTCGTTGCCGCCGTCGTTGAATTTGCCGATACGGGCGTGTCGCTCGGACTGGCGCGCCAGCAGGTCAATTTCCTTAAAGTCTTTCCCTTCTTTCTGCTCCTTCATGATGAGCTGGCAATAGCGCGCGGCAGTGGTGAGCTGCATCTGATCCAGCGGCCCGTACTCGCCCCATTTGTCGCGCTTCTTCCAGCTGTGAACGGTTGCAACTTTCTCGCCCAGCATTTCAGCAATGCGGGCTACGCGGTATCCCTGAAAGTACAGCAGCATAGCCTGCCGACGGGGATCGAGGTCTGCGGGGGTCAGTGTCATATCCATGGCACAAGCCTACGGCCTTGAATGACGGCTTTCTCCGGCTTCGTTTTGTATGGCAAAGGGCACAAGCGCCGCGCGTTGTCTCACTCCCCCCATCCCGCAACCATAAGGCTCCAGACAGTTTTCTAACGGAGCACGGCTCATGACAGTGAAAGCAAAGCGTTTCCGCATCGGGGTGGAAGGTGCCACCACCGACGGACGCGAAATCCAGCGTGAATGGCTGGAACAGATGGCGGCGAGCTACAACCCGACGGTCTACACCGCGCTCATTAATCTTGAGCACATCAAATCCTATTCCCCGGACAGCGCCTTTAACCGCTACGGCCAGGTGACGGCGCTGGTCGCCGACGAAATCACGGACGGTCCGCTGGCAGGCAAAATGGCGCTGTATGCCGACGTGGAGCCGACCAGCTCCCTGGTGGAACTGGTCAAAAAAGGCCAGAAGCTGTTCACCTCCATGGAGGTCAGCCCGAAATTTGCCGATACCGGTAAAGCCTATCTTGTCGGGCTTGCTGCCACTGACGATCCGGCGAGCCTCGGCACGGAAATGCTGGCGTTCAGCGCCAGTGCGGCCCACAACCCGCTGGCGAACCGCAAGCAGAAACCGGACAACCTGTTTTCTGCCGCTGAAGAAACCCTTATCGAGCTGGAAGAAACCCAGCACGACAAACCCTCCCTGTTTACCCGCGTTACCGCGCTGTTCACCAAAAAAGAGCAGACCGACGACGCGCGATTTTCTGACGTCCATCAGGCCGTGGAGCTGGTTGCTACCGAACAGCAAAACCTGAGCGAGCGCACCGCTAAAACCCTTTCTGAAAACGGCGAACGCCTGTCCGCGCTGGAATCCTCCCTGCAGGAGCAGCAGACCGCCTTTGCAGAACTGGAGCAAAAGCTCAACCGCGAAGACAGCCGCAGGGACTACCGCCAGCGCGCGCCGGGCGGTGACGCCCCGGCAGGCACCGTGACCAATTGCTGAGGAGCAAACCAACACATGAAACAGAAAACCCGCTTTGCCTTTAACGCCTACCTGCAGCAACTGGCGCGCCTGAACGGTGTGGCCGTGACCGAGCTTGCCAGCAAGTTCACCGTCGAGCCGTCCGTGTCCCAGACGCTGGAAGACGAAATTCAGCAGTCCGCCGCGTTTCTGACGCTGATTAACGTGATGGGCGTGGCCGAACAGTCCGGCCAGCTGCTGGAGCTGGGCGTCGGCAGCACCATTGCAGGCACCACCGACACCACCACCAAAGAGCGCGAACCCACCGATCCGACGCTGATGGCGGACGTGGAGTACAAGTGCGAGCAGACCAACTTTGACACGGTGCTGACCTACGCGAAGCTGGACCTGTGGGCGAAGTTCCAGGACTTCCAGGTGCGTATCCGCAACGCCATCGTGAAGCGCCAGGCGCTGGACCGCATCATGATCGGCTTCAACGGCGTGAAGCGCGCCAAAACCTCCAGTCGTGCCGAGAACGTGCTGCTGCAGGATGTGAACAAGGGCTGGCTGCAGAAAATCCGCGAAGACGCGCCGGACAATGTACTGGGCATTAAAACGGCAGACGACGGCACTGTGACCGTTGAACCGGTGAACGTCGGGAAGGGCGGGCTTTACGCCAACCTGGACGCGCTGGTGATGGATGCGGTCAACGAGCTTATCGATCCGATTTTCCAGGACGATGACGAGCTGGTTGTGGTCTGTGGTCGCGAGCTGTTATCCGACAAGTATTTCCCGCTGGTCAACAAGGAGCAGGAAAACAGCGAGAAAATCGCCGCCGATCTCATCATCAGCCAGAAACGCATGGGCGGTCTGCAGGCCGTGCGCGCGCCGTACTTCCCGGCGAACGCCGTGCTGATCACCCGTCTGGATAACCTGTCCATCTACTGGCAGGAAGACACCCGCCGCCGCTCGGTTATCGACAACCCGAAACGTGACCGCATTGAAAACTTCGAATCGGTGAACGAGGCCTACGTGGTCGAGGACTACCGCTGCGCGGCACTTGTGGAAAACATCGCCATCGGTGATTTCAGCGCGCCCGTTGCACCGGACGCTGGGGAGTAACGCATGAGCCTGAGTCCCGCACGGCAGCACCGCCTGCGCATTCAGGCTGAGCTGGCCGCCCGCGAGGGTGGCAGTGTTCGCCATGCGTCGGGCTATGACCTGATGCTGCTCCAGCTGGCAGAGGACCGTCGCCGCCTCAAGGGCATCCAGTCCACGGTGAAAAAGGCGCAAATCAAGGTGGAATTATTACCGCGCTACACCGCCTGGGCGGACGGCGTGCTGGCCGCTGGCGGTGCGCAGCAGGATGACGTCCTGATGTACGTGATGCTGTGGCGCATCGATGCCGGGGATTATGCCGGTGCGCTGGAAATCGGGCGTCATGCCCTGCGCCATGGCTGGGTGATGCCGCTGGGGAACCGCAACGTGCAGACCGTGCTGGCCGAGGAAATGGCCGACGCGGCGCAAAGCGCGATGCTCGCCGCTGCTCCGTTCGATGCCGATCCACTGCTGCAGACGCTGGACCTGACCACCGGGCAGGATATGCCGGACCAGTCACGGGCGCGCCTGCATAAAGCCATCGGCGCGGTGCAGAGCGAAAGCAACCCTGCATCAGCCCTGAATCACCTCACGCATGCGCTCCAGCTGGACGCCCGCTGCGGTGTGAAGAAAGACAAAGAGCGGCTGGAGCGCAGACTGCGCAACGACCGCTGACGGAACGTGCCCCGCGCACGGGCGGCACGGGATAGCGACAGGCACTGCCTCATAAAAATCCCGTTCACCGCCCACTTATTCAGGAGAAGACCGCATGAAGTTTGTTGCGCCCGAACCGGCACCGGAACAGGCGGAGGTCATCAAAAACACGCCGTTCTGGCCGGATGTGAGCCTGTCGGAATTTCGCAGCGTGATGCGCACTGACGGCACGGTGACGCAGCCGCGCTTAAAGCAGGTGCTGCTGACCGCCATTTCAGAAGTGAACGCCGAGCTGTTCGACTTCCGCAACCGCCAGCGCATGCTCGGCTTTCAGGCGCTGGCGGAGGTGCCGTCGGACGTGCTCGACGGCAAAAGCGAGCGCATCCAGCACTACCACAACGCCGTCTATTGCTGGGCGCGCGCCGTGCTCAATGAGCGCTATCAGGACTATGACGCCACGGCGTCCGGTGTGAAGCGAGGGGAAGAGCTGGCAGAGGCCAGCGGTGACCTTTGGCGGGATGCGCGCTGGGCCATCAGCCGGGTGCAGGATGCGCCGCACTGCACGGTGGAGCTTATCTGATGAAAGTGCGTGCGCATCAGTATGACACGGTGGACGCGCTGTGCTGGCGTCACTACGGGCGCACGCAGGGTGTCACGGAGCAGGTATTACGGGCCAATCCGGGGCTGGCTGAACACGGCCCCTTTTTACCGCACGGGCTGCAGGTGGAGCTGCCGGATCTCCCGACAGCGACCACCGTGCAGACCGTCCAGCTATGGGACTGAATGATGACGCTTGAACGACTCAGTGCCTTTGTCACTTACTGCATCGCCGTGCTGCTGGCCTGGCTGGGCGACCTGTCGCTCAAGGATGCGTCCACGGTCGGCGGCGTGCTGATTGGTGTGCTGATGCTGGCGATCAACTGGTACTACAAACACCAGTCTTTCAAACTGCTGCGCGGCGGCAAAATCTCGCGGGGGGAATATGAATCCTTCAATCGTTAAGCGCTGCCTTGTCGGGGCGGTGCTGGCTATTGCCGCCACGCTGCCCGGTTTCCAGTCGCTTCATACCTCCGTGGAAGGACTGAAACTGATTGCCGATTACGAGGGCTGTCGCCTGCAGCCGTACCAGTGCAGCGCGGGTGTCTGGACCGACGGCATCGGTAACACGTCCGGCGTGATGCCCGGCAAAACCATCACCGAACGGCAGGCCGCGCAGGGGCTTATCAGCAACGTGCTGATGGTGGAGCGGGCGCTGGAGAAGTGCGTGAGTTCACCGGTGCCGCAAAAGGTCTATGACGCGGTGGTGTCGTTTGCCTTCAACGTCGGGACGGGTAATGCCTGCCGCTCCACGCTGGTGAAACTGCTGAATCAAAAGCGCTGGGCCGATGCCTGCCGTCAGTTGCCGCGCTGGGTGTACGTCAAGGGCGTGTTTAATCAGGGGCTGGATAACCGCCGCGCGCGTGAAATGACCTGGTGCCTGAAAGGGGCTGGGGTATGACGCGCACGCTGGTGATAGTGCTGGCGCTGGTTATTGCGGCGCTGGGGTGGCAGTCGTGGCGGCTGAACACTGCCCGCCACACTATTGAGAAGCAGGGTAATGCGCTGGAGACGAAGGTGCGTGAGCTGGCGAAGAAAAACAGCCAGCTCATTAGCCTGGCGATACTCACCGAAACCAACAGCCGGGAGCAGATGCGACTTTATGCGGCAGCGGAGCAAACCACCGCGCTGCTGCATCACCGCCAGCACCGGATAGAGGAGTTAAAACGTGAAAATGAGGATTTACGCCGCTGGGCTGACACTCCTTTGCCTGCTGATATTATCCGGTTGCGGGCGCGTCCGGCCTTTGCCGGAGGTGCAGCTTACCGTGAATGGCTGTCCCAGAGTGACGCCGTGCAGCCTGAATCCATCAGCGCCGCGCACTAACGGCGACCTGAACGCGATGCTGGATGAAACCGAGGCCGCCTGGGCGGTCTGTGCTGACAAAGTGGACACGATTGTTGCGTGTCAGGAGCGAAACAGTGAACAAGCCGCAGTCCTTACGCCGCGCCCTGAATAAGGCGGTGCCTTATGTGCGCGATAACCCGGACAAGCTGCACCTATTCGTGGATAACGGTTCCCTGGTGGCAACCGGTGCGCGGTCCATGTCGTGGGAGTACCGCTACACCCTGAACGTGGTGATTGAGGATTTCAGCGGCGACCAGAATCTGCTGATGGCCCCGGTGCTGCTGTGGCTGAAAGACAATCAGACGGATGCCATCAACAATCCGGACCTGCGCGAAAAGTTGTTCACCTTTGAGGTGGATATTTTGCGAAACGACGTATGCGATATCAGCCTGAACCTGCAGCTGACCGAGCGCGTGCTGGTCAGCACCGACGGCGCTATCTCGACGGTTGAAGCGGAGCCAGAACCCGACGAGCCAGAAGAAATGTGGACGGTGAAACGTGGATAATCTGCATAAGGTGGACGCCTGGCTGGCTGCGCTGCTGGCGAATCTGGAGCCTGCCGCACGTCAGCGTATGATGCGGGAACTGGCGCAGAAGCTGCGCCGGAATCAGCAAAACAATATCCGGCTGCAGCGCAACCCTGACGGCAGCGGGTACGAGCCACGAAAAGTTACCGCCCGGACTAAAAAGGGGCGCATTAAGCGGCAGATGTTCTCTAAACTTCGCACGGCGAAATACCTGAAAACTACAGCCAGCGCGGACTCAGCCAGCGTGCAGTTTGCAGGGAAGGTGCAGCACATTGCGCGTGTGCATCATTACGGATTAAGGGATCGCGTAAATAAAAAAGGCGCAATGGTGAAATATAAAAAGCGCCAGCTTTTAGGTGTTAATTCTGATATTAAAACGCTAACTCAAGATTTATTGCTTAAATGGTTTGTGTCTTTCTGATGCTGCTCATTTTCACTTTGTGAATCTGGAGTTTTTTTATGCAGTTTCAAAATTGTGTTTTTGAACATGTCAGTGAATGCAAATGCTGCTCTTGCAATTGCTACTGAGCTTAGAAAGTGAGTCAGTACAACAAAAAATAGAGGGTTATTTCCTGCCCAAGTAGTGAAGTTTTTTGCTGGTTCAGTTCCATGAAGCATCTTTGCGTAAATCATAGATATTACATATATAAAAACAAATGCAGTTTCAATATTCCATATTGCATTTAATACATTTTTATACGGCTCAGCCTTTCCATTTCGTAATTGTAATGCACTAAAAATGCATATCAGGAAAAAAGCTAGAGATATAAGTTTTATTACTAGCTTAAAGTAATCGTCATCAATTTGATCCCATGCGTAAGTGATGACAAGTAAAACAGCTAAGAGTGAAATATAAAATCGCCAAGGAAGATTGAAGCGGTAGTTCATTATTTGCTCCTGATTTTTAAATTGTGTCACCCTCGATACATAAGAGTCACGATGCCTAACGGCTAATAATAATGCACTGTTTCCTTATGAACGCACAACTCACAGAAATCATGCGCCTTATCACCAACCTGATCCGCACCGGCACCGTGACCGAAGTGGACCGGGATAACTGGCTGTGCCGGGTAAAAGTGGGCGAACTCGAAACCAACTGGATTAACTGGCTGACGCTGCGCGCCGGGGGTGCCCGCACATGGTGGTGCCCGTCGCCGGATGAGCAGGTGGTGGTCCTGAGCATGGGCGGCAATCTTGAAACTGCTTTTGCGCTTCCCGCTATTTATTCCAGTGAGTTTTCACCACCATCGGATTCCGTAAACGCCAGCGTGACGCAGTTCCCGGACGGGGGATGGTTTGAGTACGAACCCGCCACCGGACGCTGGCACGTCAGGGGTATCAAATCCATGGTGATCGAGGCGGCTGACAATATCACGCTCAAAACCTCGGAGTTTGTCGTGGAGGCCGACACCACACGCATCAACAGTGAAGTGGTCATTAATGGCGCTGTCACCCAGGGCGGCGGCCCGATGAGTTCCAACGGGATCGTGGTGGATGACCATGCCCATATCAAAGTCATGAAAGGCGGCGACACATCGGGAGGCCCGGTATGACGCTGTATATCGGCATGAGTCAGTGCAGCGGCAAGGCCATCACGGACACGGACCATCTGCGCCAGTCGGTGCGCGATATTCTGCTGACACCGCAGGGCAGCCGCATTGCCCGCCGGGAATATGGCTCCCTGCTGTCCGTGCTGATTGACCAGCCACAGAACCCGGCGCTGCGCCTGCAGATCATGTCGGCGGTGTATATGGCACTGAGTCGCTGGGAACCACGCCTGACGCTTGATTCCATCACCATCAGCAGCAATTTTGATGGCTCCATGGTGGTTGACCTTACCGGGCAGCGCAATTCCGGCGCACCGGTTTCCTTTTCCGTATCTACAGGAGCAGACAATGGCGGTTATTGACCTTTCCCAGCTCCCCGCGCCGCAGATTGTAGACGTGCCGGATTTTGAGACCCTGCTGGCTGAACGCAAGGCCGCTTTTATCGCGCTCTATCCGGCTGACGAACAGGCTGCCGTCGCCCGCACGCTGGCGCTGGAGTCTGAACCCATCACCAAACAGCTGCAGGAAAGCACGTATCGCGAAGTCCTGCTGCGCCAGCGTATCAATGAGGCCGCGCAGGCGGTCATGGTGGCGTATGCCCTCGGTGGCGATCTGGACCAGCTCGCCGCCAACTACAACGTCAACCGCCTGACGGTAACGCCTGCCGACAACGACGCCGTGCCGCCGGTTGCCGCCGTTCTGGAAAGCGACGACGCGCTGCGCCTGCGCGTGCCTGCGGCGTTCGAAGGTCTGTCCGTTGCGGGGCCGACGGCGGCCTATGAGTTTCACGCGAGAAGTGTGGACGGCCGCGTGGCGGATGCCAGCGCAACCAGCCCGGCACCGGCGGAAGTGGTGCTGACCGTGCTGAGCCGGGAGGGTGACGGCACGGCAGACAGTGACCTGCTGGCAGTGGTTGGAAAGGCGCTGAACAGCGAGAGCGTGCGCCCGGTGGCGGACCGCCTGACGGTACGCAGCGCTGAAATTATCCCGTACCGCGTGGAGGCGATAATATTCCTTTATCCGGGGCCAGAAACTGAACCGGTGATGGCGGCGGCAAAAGCCAGCCTGCAGAAGTACATCGCCAGCCAGACGCGGCTCGGACGTGATATCCGCCGCAGTGCTCTTTATGCCGCGCTGCATGTTGAAGGTGTGCAGCGCGTGGAGCTGGCGTCTCCGCTGGCTGATGTGGTGCTGGACAAAACGCAGGCCGCCTCCTGCACGCAGTGGAATGTGACCAACGGGGGGACGGATGAATAGTCTCCTGCCGCCTGGCTCATCGCCGCTTGAACGCCGACTGGCGCAAAGCTGCTGCGGGATTTCTGGACTGGATGTACCGCTGCGTGACCTGTGGAACCCGGCGACCTGTCCGGTCAGTTTTCTGCCATATCTGGCGTGGGCGTTTTCCGTGGACCGCTGGGACGAGCGCTGGACGGAGAGCGTTAAGCGTCGGGTGGTGCAGGATGCGTTCTATATCCATCAGCATAAAGGGACAACCAGCGCCGTGCGTCGCGTGGTGGAGCCGTTCGGGTTTCTGATCCGCATTATCGAATGGTGGCAGACCGGTGAACAGCCGGGCACGTTCCGCCTGGATATTGGCGTGCAGGACCAGGGCATCACGGAAGAAACCTATCTGGAGCTGGAGCGGCTCATCAGTGACGCCAAACCCTGCAGCCGTCATCTGATCGGCATGTCAATCAACCTGCAGACCAGCGGGCGGTATTTTGTCGGCGCAGCCACCTACACCGGCGAAGAAATCACGATTTACCCGTACATCAATGAAACCATTATTTCCGGTGGCACCGCCTTTGAGGGCGGGGCGGTCCACGTAATTGACACGATGAGAGTGAATCCATGAGCGCAAAATTCTATACCCTGCTGACGGAGATCGGCGCGGCGAAGCTGGCAAGTTCCGCCGCGCTCGGCGTGCCGCTGAAAATTACCCAAATGGCGGTGGGCGACGGCGGCGGTGTGCTGCCCACGCCCAGCGCGCAGCAGACAAGACTGGTTGCTGAAAAGCGCCGTTCCGATCTCAATATGTTGTATATCGACCCGCAGAACAGCAGCCAGATTATTGCCGAGCAGGTGATCCCTGAAACTGAGGGCGGGTGGTGGATCCGGGAAGTGGGTCTGTTCGATGACACCGGCGCGCTGATTGCCGTCGGCAACTGCCCGGAGAGCTACAAGCCGCAGCTGGCGGAGGGGAGCGGGCGCACGCAGACCGTGCGCATGGTGCTGATTACCAGCAGTACCGAAAATGTGACCCTGAAGATTGACCCCGCCGTGGTGCTGGCAACCCGTAAATACGTCGATGACCGGGTGCTGGAGCTGAAGGTGTATGTGGATGACCAGCTGGCAAAACATATCGCAGCAGCGGACCCGCATTCGCAGTACGCCCCGAAAGACAGCCCGACGCTGACGGGCACACCAAAAACCCCAACCGCACCGGCGGGAACGAATACCACGCAGATTGCCAGCACTGCGTTTGTAAAGGCAGCACTTGCGGCACTGGTTGGTTCATCCCCTGCTGCACTGGATACGCTGAATGAACTGGCGGCCGCGCTGGGGAACGATCCGAACTTTGCGGAGAAAATCTCCAACTCGCTTGCTGGGAAAATGGATAAGGCAAAAAACGGGTCTGATATTCCGAGTGTTGCAGCGTTTATTCAAAATCTTGGTTTGATAAGTAATGGAAGCGTTGGTCGCTTGGTCGATGTCAAAGTAATAAAAACCAGTGGCACTTATATCCCGACACCAGGCACAAAGAAAATTATTGTTGAATGTGTTGGTGGTGGAGGCGGCGGTGGTGGAAGCACCGCTACAACAGCTGGTAATTCAAGTATCGGAGCGGGAGGATCAGAAGGATGCTACGGTAAATCAATCTTTAGTTCGTTGGTTAATAGTTATTTAATTACTATCGGTGCCGGTGGTGCTGGATTTCCTGGTGCACCCGGTGGTGTTGGTGGAAGTTCATCATTTGGAAGCCTAATATCAGCTGATGGGGGGCTGGGTGGTGGTGTCATTTCATCAGGTGCTTCAGCTAATTTGGCTGGCGTCGATTCTGGCGCTGTCGCCCCTACTGTGACGGGAGCAAATATTTCGTCGAGTGGACATGCTGGAACTTTTATTTTTGCGATTCGCTTAAACGCAACCTATTCAGGCGGCGGTGTTGCTGGTATGGGAGGTCGCTCAATATTTGGAGATGGTGGCGGATCTCGTACTTCAGCTGGGCCAGGTGTAGATGCTATATCATTTGGTGCGGGAGGTGGTGGCGCTAAAAGTTGGATAAATGCGTCAGCTGATAGTCCATACGCCGGAGGAAAAGGGGCAAGTGGAGCCATCATAATTTGGGAGTATGCTTAATGGGTATGTATGCAGTGATTAATAGTTCGGGAATTGTTGTTAATAAAGTTCTGTGGGATGGAACGTCTGAGTGGAAAGGGCCTCAAAACATGACCATTGTATATTGCGAGGATACAAATAGTTGTGCAATTGGCGGGCTCTATAAAAATGGTATTTTCATACTTCCAACTGCGCAAATGCAACCCAGAGAAGAAAGTGTTTCAGAGGCTGAGCAAATGAAAACCACTCTTCTTACTGAAGCCACAATGGTCATTAATTCCCTACAGGATGCTGTTGATTTGGAGATTGCCTCTGATGATGAACAGAATTTATTAACTGTTTGGAAAAAGTATAGAGTAATGTTGATACGTGTCGACGTCTCTTTAGCTCCTGTGATTTCGTGGCCAAAAAAACCTAGTTTGAAATTTACGTTTAACCCGTAATTTGGTAGTCTGCGCGCATAATTTTTAAAGGGGTTTTCTATGCGCATCCAATCGATAGACTATCTGCGAGGACTAATGTCCTTAAGCATCGTTTTCTATCACTTCACTACATCATTTACGGGTTGGGGTCAGAATGATTCAGGAGCCATACTAGGACGACTCGGGGTATATGCTGTGTCTGCCTTTTATATCATTAGCGGCATGGCATTATATTTGGCGCATAAAAATGATTGCTGGAGTGTTAAAGGTTATTTCATTTTTGTTGCTAGGCGTTTTTTAAGATTAGCACCGGTATATTGGCTTGCACTATTGGTTTTTACGGTATTTGCTTATCAATACTGGGGTGGTTTTTCTATCGATGTATGGAAGTATACGCAAAATATTTTGCTGATTTTTGGCCTGACAAATCCAACCGAGTATTTGATAATGGGCGGATGGTCGATTGGTAATGAGATCGTATTTTATCTGTTCTTCCCCGCGTTGATCTTAATGACTAGAAATAAATACTTATTATTTTTATTATTGCTGTTATCTCTTGGGCTTTTCGGCTATTGCACCGTATCATACCTTGATGCAACAAAAGGAATCGCAGAACAGTGGTCGGAATATATCAGGCCTATCAATCAAATTTACTTCTTCATGTTTGGGATTGTTGTTGCAAAATTTCTTTTGCCGCAGGTGGGGCGTAATAAGGTCAGTCTTTCTATTTTGATCGCACTCTCTTTTGTTGCTTTTATTTTATATCCAGTTACTGGGAATCAGATAAATATCATAACTGGAGTGAATAAAGTATTCTTTACGGCAATTACACTCTTTGTGTGTGTGCTTTTTTTTCTTGTTGGTGATTATGAGTCTATTAAGCCATTACATGTTATTTTTAAATTTTTAGGTAATGTATCCTATCCATTGTATCTCTTGCATGGTGTTTCTTTTTCTTACTTTCAGAAGTTGGTTTTTTATAAGGGAATTTCAGATTCAGAATTATTAGGTTACGGATTTGTTTTGCTTGTAATTCTTCTGATTACTTCATGGCTTTGCCATGTCGGAATAGAGAAACCAATAGTACGATTTAGTAAACGTTTGAAGATAACCAAGAAACCTACTAGCCAACTGATTTAGATAAAAGTTTCTCCAAATACATATCGTCCACACCAGGGGGAGTATTTGATCTCCAGTTGTACTATTCCTCATACAACCACGAGAACGTGCAGCGTAGGCGTAACATCCAGAACATAGGCAGACCCCCTCTATACCGGAGTGACTGCCTTATGGCTCAGGATTACCACCACGGGGTGCGCGTTGTCGAAATCAACGAAGGCACCCGACCCATTACCACGGTGAGCACCGCCATCGTGGGCATGGTCTGCACCGGCGATGATGCCGATGCGGCAATGTTCCCCCTCAATAAACCGGTCCTGCTGACTGACGTCCTCACTGCCAGCGGCAAAGCGGGCGAGTCCGGCACGCTGGCCCGTTCGCTGGATGCCATTGCTGACCAGGCCAAACCCGTCACCGTCGTGGTGCGCGTGGCCCAGGGCGAAACCGAAGCGGAAACCACCTCCAATATTCTCGGCGGCGTCACCGCTGACGGGAAGAAAACGGGCATGAAAGCGCTGCTCTCGGCGCAGTCGCAGCTCGGCGTCAAACCGCGCATCCTTGGCGTGCCGGGGCATGACACGCAGGCCGTTGCCACTGAGCTGTTAAGTGTGGCGCAAAGCCTGCGCGGGTTTGCCTATCTCTCCGCCTACGGCTGTAAAACGGTGGAGGAAGCCATTGCCTACCGCGCTAATTTCAGCCAGCGCGAGGGGATGCTTATCTGGCCTGACTTCATCAATTTTGACACCGTGCTGAATGCCGACGCGACGGCCTACGCCTCCGCCCGTGCGCTTGGCCTGCGCGCCAAAATAGATGAGCAGACCGGCTGGCACAAAACGCTCTCCAACGTCGGGGTAAATGGTGTCACCGGGTTGTCCGCTGATGTGTTCTGGGATTTGCAGGATCCGGCAACCGATGCAGGGCTGCTGAACCAGAACGACGTGACCACGCTTATCCGCAAGGATGGCTTCCGCTTCTGGGGTTCCCGCTGCCTGAGTGACGATCCGCTGTTTGCCTTTGAGAACTACACCCGCACGGCGCAGGTGCTGGCAGACACCATCGCCGAAGCGCACATGTGGGCGGTGGATGGCGTGCTGAATCCGTCGCTGGCACGCGACATTATCGAAGGTATTCGCGCCAAACTGCGCAGCCTGAAATCGCAGGGCTACATCATCGGCGCGGACTGCTGGCTGGATGAAGCCGTGAATGATAAGGACTCCCTGAAAGCCGGGAAGCTCACCATCGATTACGACTACACGCCGGTGCCGCCGCTGGAAAACCTGATGCTGCGCCAGCGCATCACCGATCAGTACCTGCTGGACTTCTCCAGCCAGGTCAGTGCGTAAGGGGACACCATGGCGTTACCACGCAAGCTAAAACATCTGAACCTGTTTAACGACGGGAACAACTGGCAGGGGATCGTCGAGTCGCTCTCTCTGCCGAAATTCACCCGCAAGTTTGAAAAGTATCGTGGCGGCGGGATGCCGGGTGCGGTGGATGTGGATATGGGGCTGGATGACGGCGCTATTGATACGGAGTTTTCCATCGGCGGCACCGAGCTGCTGCTGTTCAAACAGATGGGCAAAACCACGGTGGACGCCATCCAGCTGCGCTTCACCGGTTCTATTCAGCGTGACGATACCGGCGAAGTGCAGGCCGTGGAGCTGGTAGTGCGCGGGCGTCACAAGGAGCTGGATTCCGGCGAATGGAAAACCGGCGAGAGCAGCACCACCAAAGTGACCAGCACCAACAGCTACGCGAAGCTGACCATCAACGGAGAAGTGCTCTATGAGGTCGATCTGGTCAACATGATTGAAATCGTGGACGGCGTGGACCTGATGGAAGCGCACCGTAACGCGCTGGGCCTCTGATTCATTTAACGGCGCGGGCAGCCGCGCCAGTACCCATTAACAGGACACGAACATGAGCGATAAACCGACCGAAAAGGCCGTGCAGCTGGATACGCCGATTAAGCGTGGCAAAACAGAAATTACCGAAATCATTCTGCGCAAACCGCAGTCCGGTGCGCTGCGTGGCACCCGCCTGCAGGCCATCATGGATATGGACGTGGGCGCGATGATGACCGTTATTCCGCGCATCTCCACGCCGACCCTGACCGCGCAGGAAATGGCCGAGCTGGACCCCGCCGACCTCACCGCGTTGTCGGTTGAGGTAGTGACTTTTTTATTGAAGAAGTCGGTGCTTGCCGGTTTGCCGACAGCCTGACGGTTGATGACCTGGTGGCGGACATTGCCACCATCTTTCACTGGTCGCCGTCCGTCACTGACGTTATGCCGCTAACGGACGTGCTGGAGTGGCGACATAAAGCCATTTTGCGAAGCGGGGCCAGCGATGAGTGACAATAACCTGCGCCTGCAGGTGATTCTTAATGCGGTTGATAAGCTCACCCGCCCCTTCCGATCCGCGCAGGCCAGCTCGAAAGAGCTGGCCACTGCCGTCCAGCAAAGTCGCGCTCGTCTTAAAGAGTTAGATACTCAGGCGGGCAGGATTGACGGATTCCGCAAAGCCAGCGCGCAGCTGGCCGTCACCGGTAACAGCCTTAAAGCCGCACGCGAAGAAGCGGCGAAACTCGCCACGCAGTTTACCGCCACCAGTCGCCCGACGGCGGCGCAGTCCCGACTACTGGAGCAAGCGAAAAGCCGCGTCACTGACCTGCAGGGCAAATACAACGGTCTGCGCCAGTCGGTCCAGCGTCAGCGCCTGGCGCTCAACGAGGCCGGGCTGGATACGAAGAAACTCAGCAGCGCACAGCGGGAACTGCGGCAGAACGCCGATGAAACCCGTCAGGCGCTGGACCGTCAGATGAAATCCCTGAAACGCCAGGGCGAACAGCAGGCGCGAATGAATACGGTGCGCGAACAGTATTCCCGCCGTCTGGAAGTACGGGACAGGATTGCCGGAGCCGGAGCGACCACCACGGCTGCCGGGGTGGCGATGGGCGCGCCGGTGATGGCGGCAGTGAAAAGTTACGCCAGCATGGAAGACGCCATGAAGGGCGTGGCAAAGCAGGTCAACGGCCTGCGCGATGATAACGGCAACCGCACCGCCCGGTTCTATGAAATGCAGGACGCCATCAAGGCCGCCAGCGAACAGCTGCCGATGGAAAACGGCGCGGTGGACTATGCCGCACTGGTTGAAGGCGGGGCGCGCATGAACGTGGCGAACCCTGACGACTCCTGGGCGGACCAGAAGCGCGACCTGCTGGCCTTCGCCAGTACGGCGGCCAAAGCGTCCACGGCCTTTGAACTGCCTGCCGATGAGCTGTCCGAAGGGCTGGGGAAAATCGCCAGTCTGTATAAGGTGCCGACCCGCAATATCGAACAGCTGGGCGACGCGCTGAACTACCTGGACGATAACGCCATGTCAAAGGGCGCTGACATTATCGACGTGCTGCAGCGTATGGGGGGCGTGGCGGACCGTCTGGATTATCGCAAGGCCGCCGCGCTCGGCTCCACGTTCCTGTCGTTAGGCGCGGCGCCAGAGATTGCCGCCAGCGCATCAAACGCCATGGTGCGCGAGCTGTCAATTGCCACCATGCAGAGCAAGCGTTTCTTTGCAGGCATGGACCTGCTGAAACTCAATCCGGCAGAGATTGAAAAGCAGATGACCACGGACGCTATCGGCACCATCCAGCGCGTGCTGGAGAAGGTCAACCGTCTGCCGCAGGACAAACGCCTGTCCGCCATGACGATGCTGTTTGGCAAAGAGTTTGGCGATGACGCGGCGAAGCTTGCCAACAACCTGCCGGAGCTGCAGCGCCAGCTCAGACTCACGTCCGGCGGGGATGCGAACGGCTCGATGCAGAAAGAATCCGACATCAACAAGGATTCTCTGTCCGCGCAGTGGTTGCTGGTCAAAACGGGGGCGCAGAACGCGTTCAGCAGCCTGGGCGAAACGCTGCGCGAGCCGCTGCTGTCCATCATGAACACGGTGAAAGAAGTCACCGGCACGTTCCGGCGCTGGGTGGAAGAAAACCCGCGACTGGCAGGCGGCCTGCTGAAAGTGGCGGCGGCGTTTGCCGCGCTTATGGTGGTGCTCGGGACGGTCATGCTGGCGGTGGCCGCGTTGCTCGGTCCGCTTGCACTAATGCGCCTGCAGTTTTCCATTATCGGCATCAAAGGCGGTGGCGCATTTGGCCTGATTAGCAGCGCGATTAGCGGTGCCGGTAAAAGTGTGGTGTGGCTGGGCCGCCTGATGATGGCGAATCCGATTCTGGCGGCGGTCAGCCTGATTGCCATGGGGGCAATTTACATCTGGCAGAACTGGGAGACGCTGGGACCGAAATTCAGGGCGCTGTGGGATGCGGTAAGCAATGGCGTCTCGGCAGCGTGGGCCACGGTCAGACAGACCATCAGCCAGAAATGGACGGAAATCCTCAGCGATATTGCCGCGCTGCCTGAGAAATTCAAAGCCATGGGCAGCGCGATTATCGACAGCGTTCTCGACGGCATCAATGAAAAGTGGGAAGCGCTCAAAAGCAAACTGGCGTCGGTCACGGATTACCTCCCTGACTGGATGACCGGCAACACCACAACGACACCGCAGGTGCAGATTGTCGGGGCGGCGACGCCGCGTGCGATACCGCCGGGCGGCAGTTTTGCGGGGATGTACGACAGCGGCGGTGCTATCCCGCGCGGGCAGTTTGGCATCGTGGGCGAGAATGGCCCGGAAATTGTGAACGGTCCGGCGAATGTGACCAGCAGGCTACGCACTGCCGCGCTGGCGTCCGTGGTGGCTGGCGTGATGGGCGTGGCGGCAGCACCGGCAGAGGCTGCACCGCTGCATCCGTCCAGCCTGCCGGTCAGGGCGTATCACACGCAGCCCGCGAAGGCCGACAGCCAGCCAGCAATTATCCGCTATGAGATTAACGCGCCCATTCATATCACTGCCCAGCCGGGACAGAGTGCGCAGGACATTGCCCGTGAAGTGGCGCGACAGCTTGATGAGCGTGAGCGCCGGGCCAGGGCAAAAGCCCGCAGCAGTTTCAGCGATCAGGGGGGATACGAATCATGATGATGGTGCTGGGGTTATACGTGTTTATGCTGCGTACCGTGCCGTATCAGGAGCTGCAGTATCAGCGCAGCTGGCGGCACGCTGCCAACAATCGGGTGAACCGTCGCCCGTCCACGCAGTTTCTTGGCCCGGACAATGACTCCCTGACGCTTTCCGGCGTGCTGCTGCCGGAAGTCACCGGCGGCAGGCTGTCATTGCTGGCACTTGAGCAGATGGCGGAGCTGGGTAAAGCGTGGCCGTTGATTGAGGGCAGCGGGACTATCTATGGCATGTTTGTGATCGAGAGCCTGAGCCAGACTAAATCCGAATTTTTCGAAAGCGGAATGCCCAAGCGGATTGAGTTCACGCTGACCCTGAAACGGGTGGATGAGTCGCTGTCGGAGATGTTCGGCAGCCTGAGCGATCAGCTCAGTAACCTGCAGGACACGGCGACGTCTGCGACTGGCAAAGTGAAAAATATGGCGGGAGGGTTGCTGTCATGAATCTGAATTCCAGTCTCATGAACCTGACCAGCAAAAGCCCGGCGTTCAGTATCACCATCGAAGGCAAAGACGTGTCAACGGTGATGGACGCGCGCCTGATGAGCCTGACGCTGACCGACAACCGGGGCTTTGAAGCAGACCAGCTCGATCTGGAGCTGGACGATGCCGACGGTCTGGTTGTTCTGCCGCGTCGGGGCGCGGTGATCCATCTGGCGCTGGGCTGGAAAGGCCAGCCGCTGTTCCCGAAAGGGGGATTTACCGTGGATGAAATCGAACATTCCGGCGCACCTGACCGGCTGACCATCCGTGCCCGCAGTGCTGATTTTCGTGAAACCCTGAACACCCGGCGTGAAAAGTCCTGGCATCAGACTACCGTGGGGGAGGTGGTGAAAGAGATTGCTGCCCGCCACAACCTGAAACTCGCGCTGGGCACAGACCTGACGGAAAAGGCGCTGGACCATCTGGACCAGACCAACGAGAGCGACGCGAGTTTTTTGATGAAGCTGGCGCGCCAGTACGGGGCGATTGCGTCCGTGAAAGACGGAAATCTGCTGTTTATCCGTCAGGGGCAGGGCAGAACGGCCAGCGGCAAACGGCTGCCGGTAATCACCATCACCCGCAAAGCAGGAGACGGCCATCGGTTTACCCTGGCTGATCGTGGCGCGTATACCGGCGTGATTGCCAGCTGGCTGCATACCCGTGAGCCGAAGAATAAAGAAACGACGAAGGTGAAGCGACGGCGCAAGAAAACTGCTGCACCCAAAGCGCCGGAAGAAAAGCAGGGCGACTACCTGGTGGGAACGGATGAAAACGTGCTGGTCCTGAACCGGACCTACGCCAACCGGGGCAATGCGGAACGGGCGGCAAAAATGCAGTGGGAGCGTCTGCAGCGCGGAGTTGCGTCGTTCTCCCTGCAGCTCGCAGAAGGCCGGGCCGATCTCTACACCGAAATGCCGGTGAAGGTCAGCGGTTTCAAGCAGCCGATTGATGATGCGGAGTGGACCATCACCACACTGACGCATACGGTCAACCCGGACAGTGGATTTACCACCAGTCTGGATCTTGAAGTGAAAATTGATGAGTTCGAAATTGAATGATTAGTTCCAAATTGAGAACAATGATGTATCATTATTGCGAACTGGTTAAGAGTGAGGGCTAAACGAAATGATGAATTGTCCGATGTGTGGTCAGGCCGCGCATACACGCAGTAGCTTTCAGGTTTCCAGTGAAACCAAAGAACGATACAACCAGTGCACCAATATCGAGTGCGGGCATACTTTCGTGACGCATGAGACTTTTGTGCGATCTGTCTGCCGTCCGCAAAAAATCAGCGCCGCACCACCTCATCCGAAAGGAATGCAGGAACAACTAGCTTACTGATATTGACCCGCCGCTGGCGGGTTTTTTATTGCCTGTTGTATTCTAAGTGCCTAAATTTAGTGCGCTGGATTAATCAAGGCCAAGGGAGTGATTGGTACGAGTGAAAATATTTGAAACCGAATTATTTGGCCCTATCGTAGCACCAGATGAGTTTTGGCAAATTATCGAACTTGCTTCAATAGGTGAATGCGAAACAAAAAACATCTACCTATGGAGGGGGCAGGGCAATGTTGCGTGGCCAATTCATAGTTCGGCTTACAGACGATTAGAGAAAGATAAAACCTTCCCCCCTTCTGAAATGACTATGCGTGATTACGAAAGGGAACTCTTACTAAACGCAAAACACCAAGGCTACCACCACGAAAATGGGCGTACGCTGGCTGACTTTGAACTTTTGGCAAAGCTACAACATCATGGCGCAGCAACGCGACTGGTGGATTTTTCAAGAAACATGCTTGTAGCTCTGTGGTTTGCTTGTAATTCCGAAAGTGACAAAATCGGATTGCTATTCGGTATGTACTGGGCTGGTGTCAGCGGTTTTGAAGGAAGGCCTGAACTTCGAACATATAATGAGCTATTTGGATCAGGAGATCCCAAAGCTGATGACGAATTAGAGAATTTCCCAAGACTCTGGCAACCTCCTGTAGTGACAAGAAGGATCGCAGCTCAGAGTGCACAATTTCTGTATAGCAGAGTCGCAGATGAAAGGACTGGCAGCCTGGTTTTATGTGAGAATCCAAACCATCTAAATATGATTGCCATTACGCCTGAACTGAAAAAGAAATGTCTGGTCTTGCTGGAGAGTGTTTTTGATATCAGGCAATTTACACTTTTCCCTGATATTGATGGTTTTTGCTATGCCAACAGCGTGAGTTTTGAAAGCCACAGCAATGAACGCTGGTAGACAAAAATTTTGCCTGCCGCCACTTTGTCGCCATGCATGGAAAAGTGATGTTGTAAGTGATTGATTTTGTGTGGTGTGAATTTCAGGCAACAAAAAACCCATCAACCTTGAACCAAAATGGCGGGGTTGATGGGCTCCACAAAATGGGGGACATCAAAGAAAAGCAGTGGCAATAGTTATGACTGCCTCCCTTGGGAAAAGTTCTGCGCATAGCCAAAATAATTTTATCAATGCGCAAACTTGAGAGTTATCCGAACGCCGGCCAAATAATGATGATTAGCGTACCGGCAAGCGTTAGCAGTACGTTGGCGATAGCGTATGTGCCCGCATACCCCAGCGCTGGAATATTACTGCGCGCAGTGTCGCTGATGATTTCCATCGCGGGTGCGCAGGTACGGGCACCCATCATTGCGCCAAATAACATTGCGCGGTTCATCCGTAAAACGTAAGCGCCAAACAGGAAGCAAATCACCACCGGCAGCAGGCTGACGATCAGTCCGGCGACCAGCATTTGCCAGCCGACTGCACCCAGGCTGTGCCCAATACCGCTGCCCGCGCTTAAGCCGACACCCGCCATAAAGACCATCAGCCCGAACTCTTTCACCATATTCAGCGCACCCTGCGGGATGTAACCAAACGTGGGGTGGTTAGCGCGCAGGAAGCCAAGCATAATCCCGGCGAATAATAAGCCTGCCGCGTTACCCACGCCGAAGCTGAAGTTGCTGAACTGGAACGTGATCATCCCAATCATCAGGCCGACAATAAAGAAGGCGCAGAAGGCCAGCAAATCGGTCACCTGACTGTGGATGGAAATAAAGCCGATTCGGTCGGCGACGGTTTTTACACGGCGCGCATCGCCGCTTACCTGCAAAACGTCGCCTTTGTTGAGAACCACATTGTCGTCGATCGGCATTTCAATCTGGCTGCGGATCACGCGGTTTAAGAAGCAACCGTGATCGGTCAGCTTGAGTTGCGCCAGACGGCGGCCCACGGCGTTGTGGTTTTTGACCACAATCTCTTCGGTGACGATGCGCATGTCGAGCAGATCGCGGTCAAACACTTCTTTGCCGTTACGGAAGCTGGGATCGAGACGAGCATGCGCATCGGGATAACCCACCAGCGCGATATCATCGCCCATCTGTAACACCGCATCGCCGTCCGGGTTCGCCAGAATACCGTTGCGGCGAATGCGTTCGATGTAACATCCCGTCTGGCGATAGATCCCCAGCTCACGTAAATTTTTACCGTCGGCCCAGGCAACCAGCTCCGGCCCCACGCGATAGGCGCGGATAACCGGTAAGTAGACTTTGCGTTTGGTGTCGGTGTCCAGGCCGCGCTCACGCGCAATCTGCTGGGCGCTGGTCTGGAGATCCTGATGCTGTAATTTTGGCAAATAGCGTGCGGCGACAATCAGGCTGACCAGACCGATAAGATAGGTCAGGGCGTAGCCCAAACTCAGATGATCGAGCGCAACGGACAGTTGGCTTCCTTCCATACCTGAGTGGCGCAACGTGTCGCCAGCACCGACCAGAACCGGCGTCGACGTCATCGATCCTGCCAGCATGCCTGCGGTTAACCCGATATCCCAGCCAAACAGTTTGCCCAGCCCTAACGCAATAATCAGTGCGCTACCGACCATCACCAGCGCCAGCATGAGATAATTTTTGCCATCGCGAAAGAAAATTGAAAAAAAGTTCGGGCCAGCTTCTACGCCGACGCAAAAAATAAACAGCATAAATCCAAGATTTAGCGCGTCGGTGTTAATGCTGAAATGTTGTTGGCCTAATAATAATGAAACGACTAAAACGCCAATGGAATTACCAAGTTGAACTGAACCCAGGCGTAATTTGCCAAGACACAGACCCAATGCCAATACAACAAATAATAACAGGATGTAATTCCCATTTAACAAATCTGCGACGTTTATATTCACGGAGGCTAACTTCTTGTTTACCGTTAAGCTGTTGAAAGAAAGGGTTATTTAGGCTACTGTTTTGTCCGGTATGTGAGGTGGAAAATACACTTTCCACACACTCAGAATATATCCGCAGAACAATAACTGGCCGATAGTCTAATCGCATTGGATATTCAGAGCCAGTAAAGATCGCGTATCACCGTATGGGCTTTGGCAAGGAGTGCCACGTTGCTTTATCTGACTGGGCGTCCACTGGACGAATGTGTATTCGATAGAGATGAAGTCAGGAGGATTTTTGAACATAAAACGGAACTGGGCAGGGGTCGCCTGCTGTTTCCTGTTATTTACCGCGGTTTGCCTTGTATTAGCATTCAACGTGAAAGGCGCATTTCGCACATCAGGTCATCCTGAACTGGGTTTACTGTTTTTCATCTTCCCGGGTGTGGTGGCGAGCTTTCTGACGCGCGGCGAAGAGCTCTTCAAACCGCTGATTGGCGCTATTCTGGCGGCACCGCTGTGTCTGGTGGTGATGCGTTGGGTGTTTGTACCGTCGCGTACGCTGTGGCAGGAGCTCGCGTGGCTACTGAGCGGGATCTTCTGGTGCGCATTAGGCGCATTATGCTTTATCTTCGTGCGCAGCCTGCTTCAACGCTTGCGTCACAAATAA